AGAACAGTCTATGAAGTCTTATAAAAAACAAGTTGGTGGAAGCCACTATAAAAAATACAAAATACAACCAGTTGAGTTTATAGTTAAAAATAATATTGGATTTTGTGAAGGTAATATCATAAAGTACATTTTAAGGTTTAAAGAGAAGGGTGGTGTACAAGACTTGGAAAAGGCTAAACACTACATAGAACTACTAATAGATTCAACTAAAAGTAGATAATATCATTTAAAACGATTTATAGCTTATTTTAAGGCATTGTGGCTTTAATATAAGACACGACTTATAATTTCCTAACTTGTTAAAATTTAGGGGTAATTTGTCGGTTTAAATAGGTAAATTTTAGGAGTTTAAATGGCATTTTACGTAATAAACAAGATAGACCCAGACTATTTCTCAGAAACACATACTATTGGTGCTACATCAGCACAATCATCAGCGGTTATAACAGGTTCAGGCATTGTAAGAATATCAATATCAGGAACACACGCTCATATTAAGTTTGGAAGTAATCCAACTGCAACTGAAAATGATGTTATGCTAACCCAAGATTCTGTGAATTATTTTTCATTCAAATCAGGAGAGAAGATAGCTTATATTAAAGGTGGAGATGGAACTGGTCAAATCAACATTTGCGCAGTAGATTAATATGTGGTGGAACATCATACCTACAGTTTTCAAGATTGGCGCAGATATCTATAAGAACAGAAAAGAATCTGAACTTTTAGAATCTCAAGCTGAAAGACTTTACTATGAGAAAATGAGTCGTGGGGAAATTGAATATCAAAGAGAAGTTTACAACGACCAAGACAAATCATTTAAAGATGAGATAGTATTATTTGTTGTTTGCATTCCTATTGTCGTATTGTCTTATGCAATCATTAGTGATGATGCCAACATAAAAGCAAAGTTAGATTTATTCTTTGACTATTTTGGAAAGTTTCCTAGCTGGTATCAATGGTTAATCGTTGGTATATTCTCGGCGATTTACGGATTAAAGCCCACACTGGACGTCTTCAAAAAATGAATGAGTTAAGGCTCATAACTTGTGCAGTACATTTTGTAAAGAATGGCGATATGACTGAAGATATGTCTTATGTAAGATTTTTAGATTCAACTAATAATGCTAACTTTAATATTTTTTTAACGTCATTAAAGAATGTTAAGAAGTTTAGAATCTTAGCTGTTGAATGGGAATCTGAGCCTATTGATTTTGAAGATTCAGATTATGATTATTCAAATACTATACATTAATTTCAAAGTATTCTACTCCATCATTTTGGAAAGTTTTTAACTTTGAATCCGGCAGCATTCTTAATAATTGCTCAACTGATATAAAACGAATTTTATCTTTAAGTGGAAAACAAATAGTAAATTTAGTCCAGTAATTAGTATAAAGTTCATTTATAACAATATACTTTTTTAAATCTCTTAATTTAATCTTATTAGACTGTTTTAATGAAACGAAGAACTGTTCTTGTTTATTGGTTTCTGTCGCAGCTTTATATACGAAAAAATCTGCTGTAAGTTTTGCGATTGTTGGTATTTTGGAAAACAAAGGTATATTAGTTTCAATAACTGATTTATTAGGGTCAACAGAATTATAACCAAGACGACGAAAAAGATAGCCAACGGAATTGCAATAATCAATAAAGCGGCTTTCAGCATAATTGAAATTATTTTTAACATCTGTCATCTACTCAGTTCTCTTTGTGAAGCCAACCAACTTCTATATAAGTCTATCCAAGCCTGTAAGTTACTATATTTGCCTTTAGCTATGGAATAGTTTTTTTCTGCCACTAATAATCCTTCTATAATAGTTTTGTAATCATTAGAAGTATAAGCCCATTTTTCTGCTTCTGCAACGCTACAATTTTTCTCTAATTTATTTGTAAGAGTTAATTGGCTAAAAGTTATTTTGCGAAATTCTTCGCAGCGTCTAAAGTCATAAAGAGCGTGAGACATTTCCTCAGAAAGAGTATCTAATTCTTGTTTTATATCGTCAGGGTTTTTTAGAGCAAAATCTTCCATAACCTTCCTTTACATATTTATAGTTGTATTACCTACTTAGTAAGTAATTTCTCAAATTCAAAGATATATCTAGAGTTTAGAAGTTCTTTTAACTTTTTTGCTTTCTCTAACTTCATTTTATACTCTAGTTCAAGGTTAAGAAGTTTCTGACTTCTGTCCCTGATTCTTTGAACTACTTGTTGTTGTGTCATCAAATAGTTTAATATTATTTCTAATAAACTTTTTGTTTAGTAAGTCCACAGAAATAATCTTTCCTTCACATTCATTTTTGAGAGCATCTTCTTGTTTGTCAAAAAGTTCTTTAACTTTAATTGTACACTCAAGAATTTTCTCCCTCACAAACATTTAAAATATATACCATTTATATATGTGAAATCAAGGGATAGTGGCAAAATAAAAGGGGATAATGATTTAAAATTTTGCCACTAAAAATAACTAACAACTAAGAATTATGAAAGTTCACTTGGTAAAGATATTTTAAATCCTTAATAAGCGAATCCATAGATTCTTTTGTAACATTTATTGAGCCTGATTCCAAGCAACTTTTTGCCAAAGCCATAGTCCACATATACTCATCTTTGTCAAAAGGCTTCTTTGTTTCAACTGTTAATTCAGCATCAAATTCCTTTGCTACTTGCTGCAGTTGTGATTCTAGTTCTTCTGGATTAAAGCTAGTATCAGGTGCATTGTCATTAGGCAGTTCTTGCATCATTGGAGTTTTATCTGGCTTTGTTTGCACAAATAAACTTCCATTTTTTTTACTGGCTTGGACTGCTACACTCAGCTTTTTACCCTTCTCTAAGAACACAGGTTTAATTGCTGACCAAAGAACTATTTTCTGGTCATTAATTCCAAAAGTGTAATTTGGATATTTGTTTGGACTACCATCTTTCATCAATCGGTTGTCATAAACAAATTTTACTACTCCACTTATATTAGGCATATTACTTCTCCTTCTTGTTTAGCCAGCTATATATTTTTAGGCAGGATATAGCGGCTTCTTCCTGCATTTCTCCTATTAGAAATTCCTTAATATTTAATTTACCTTGCTTGGTACAATTAACTATAATTCCTTTTTTTACATCTATTCCAAGTTCTTCTTTAATCGCAATCTTATAAAGATAGATTTGAATAAGCATAGAATCTCTTATTCCTGATGATGACTTCCAATCATAGATAATATGTTCTCCTGATTTGTTTTTAAATAAAGCATCAAGCGTTCCAGTAAACTTATTAATTCTGCTTAATACTTTTCTTTCAGTAAAAAGAATCTCTAAGCCTTCTTGCTTATCGTACCACTCCTTAAATTTGCCAAAAGATTTTTTTATTTCAGGATTATGTATTTCAGGCTCTATACCTTTATGAATATATTCTTCTATAAGGTTGTGAACCTGTGAACCAACTAAGCCAGCATCTCCCATTGTTTGATTAGGTGCTTTTTTAATTTGGTCTGCAATCTTAGCTAGTTCTATTTCATCATAGGTAACGCCGGCTCTAATTAATTTTTTAAATTCTTCAGAGCAAACCTTAGCTGACCAAGCGCCAATAACATTTGCCGGAGTTAATAATTTACAAATTGTTGTAGCGCTAGGTAATTGTTCTTCATTCCAAAAGTATTTGTGGAGAACCGAGTCAAAGAAAAGCGTTTCCTGACCATTGTATAGTTTTATTTCTTCCATTTTTATCCCTCTTTTAAGTTTTACTCATAATGTAAACTAATCCAATAAATAGAATAATTATGAATATTAGTTTAAGCATATATGTCGTATTTAAGTATTTTCTTGTATTCTGATTTGGTTAAATCTTCAAACATTGAATCAACCGAAACATCAAATACTTTTGCTATTTTATAAAGCTGGCTAGCTGACATTTGATTCGTTCCTAATTCAAATTTAGAAATCTGCTGCTCGCAGCTTCCACCAATAAATTCAGCTAAATGTCTTTGGGACATAAATCTAATTTTACCAGTCATTGGTTCTTCAACTTGTGTGTTGTGGCGCAAGTATCTTAAATTACTTGCTAACTTATTTACTATATCTTGTTTTGTGTCCATATTTCCTTCCATCTGTTATGTTGAGTTTGCCAATATTCACAATTTATATCTGGGTTATGATAAGGAAACGACTTATAGAATTCATCTAAAGTTATTGTTTTATCTTCCACCGAACATAAATCATAATAGTAAGGCGCTTCATTAGAAACTATATATCTGTTAGTTTTAGATTCTAATAAAAGTCTATTTATTTCTTGTTGTACTGTTTTAGTTGATAACATTATGACCCCTTCCAGCTAAACATTTTTTAGTATAATTTTCTCTAGTTCTTTTTTCTTCAGGTGGCAACCAAAAGAATAAACCTCTAAAGACATTGTTGTAACCCCAAACAATACTATCAGTCAAAGCGCCAATCTCTTGATTTGCAAGAGTTGAGCAATGTTGAATATCGTCTGTTATTTCTGCTGCTCTATCGCTTGGATAGCTGCCACTTCTTCCTTTTGTATCTATAACAGGCTTGTAAGCGCAGTTAGTTAATAATCCGCTTAGTAAAGCGAATAATATTAGTTTTTTCATTTTTATCTCCTTTTTTTAAATATTCCATAACCTTAACATTTCTGTAATCTAAAAATCTTATTCTTGGAAATTTACTCCAAGTTAAGAGTATATAGTCTGCAAGTGTATGGAATCTTTTGTTTTGTATTAAGTCGTCTATTACTTTTAAAGCAATAATTAAATCAGTCTTTTTTTTTCTCATTTGCCTTCTCCATTTGTTGTTTTTCCTTTTTAAGTTCTGCTTCTTTAAGTGCCTGCTTTAGTTTTTCTGCAAATACACTTTCTCCTAATTTTGTACTAAGAGTTTTTTCTTTGTTTATAAAGTTCATTTTTTCTCACTATTTATAATTTTTTTTAATTCGTTGTAAATAGCTTTGTCATAGCTAGATACTTTTGAACCTGAGAATTCTTGAGTGATTATAAATTTTTCTATAATTTCTAATGAACCCTTCAGTATATCAATACTAATTAATCTTTTCATAATTAATTAATTATCCAATTTAATAATATTATGCTTGACGAACCTAATATTATAGTAATTACAAAGCCTATTTCATCTTTATTCATTTGTAGTTCTCCCATATTAATATTGTTAAAATAACCGCAAAAGAAAACCAAGCAAATCCCAAGTCAGATATAAGTTCAATCATTTTTTAAATCCTTGTTTTGTTAGCATTCCATTTAATTTCTCAATTAAATTAGTTATTCTTTTTTTAGTGTTTACACCTTTAACCTCATTATCCAATAAGATTTTAGTCATGCAGCCAACTAAAAGGCGCATTTCATTAAAACTCATTGAGCAAATTACCCCTACTTCTCTATTTGCCATAGCGTTTTAAATATTCGTTTTTTCTTGGTTGGACACCAATATCCATAATATCCAGATATTGTTTTTTTTCTTTTTTTCATTCTATCTCCTTTTTTGGTTTATCCTCTTTGTAATCACATTCTAGATTAGTAACATTGAAAAAAGATAATTTAATAAACTGCTTAAACTTCTTTATCATGTCTTCTATATCCTCTTTATTACAATGAGAATTCCATTTGATATTGCATTTATAATTTTTCATTAAATCTCCATTGGTTTAAATACTCGCTCATTTGAATTAAAACACATTTACTAGCCTTATTATCTCCAAGCATAACTTCTTTATAATTTCCTCTTTTGACAATACCTTTTAATCGTTCAACTTCAATAATTGTAATGCCTACCAATTTATCTCCATCATAAAAACTATGTACCCAGTATTTAGCCTGAGTCGCATTTAAACCAGACTTTTTTCCATAAGATTCTAATTCAATACAAACATTGCCAGTTTTCTTCCAGTAATCTCTTTCTGACTTACATTCAAATTTGTCTTTTGCCATTCCAAGAAAAGCTGCAACTGACTTCTCGTTTTCTATTCCTTTGGCTAAATCAAAATCAAATTTAGAATCATTATTGAACATTAGATTCCTTTTTCATTAGTTTTTTAATTATCTTAATTGCATTAGCTTTATTATCCGCAATACAGAATCTTCCTTTTTCTAATTTTTTATAATCAACTGTATTAGCAAAAGTCATTAATTCATCTTTTGTAAACTCAGCAACAGTTCTGTCTTTCAAATCAATTACAAACATTATCATCTCCTTTTGTGTATTTAATTAAAGCTGGTAATTTTTCATTTTTAGCCAAACCTTTAGTTTTAATTATTTTCCAACCATTAGCTAAAGCGTGTAAAATTCTAGCAACAGTTTTTTTTCTTAATCTAGGGTAGTAAGTTTTTAAATAATCGTAGTCGCTCATGTTTCCTTCCTTTATTGATTTGTTTTATTTAATTCTTCTAAAGCCAATAAATATAAACCCTGAGTAATTGTCCAGTAATCAGAATTATTAGTATCATCACATAAAAAAGAATATGTATTTATTTCTCTTTTAACTAAAGAGTATTTTTTTTCTGAAAATAATTTTCTTATTTTTTCTAAGATTGTCTTTGCTTGGTTTGTCATATTATCTCCTTTTAGTTATATGTAAAAAATATAATCTAACTAAATAATTAGTTCAAGCCTAAAAATTGAGAAAAATACAAAATTATGCAAAATAAAGTCTTTTAATTTCAATAAGATAAACTGTTGCTATTATGTTCCACTTTTGATACTAGGAATTGTGGTGCTATGCCTTCCTAGCACCACGTAAAATAATAGGAGATATATGCCACTTATTAAAGGTTATTCTGCCGCTAGCATTGCAAAAAATATCAAAAGAGAAATGAAATCAAAGCCAAGAAAGCAGGCTATTGCTATTGCTCTTTCTGTAGCTAGAGCAGCAAAGAAAAAAGCTAAGAAAAAATGATTCTAAAAAGGAAGGCTATTAAGTCCCTAAGACATTTAAAATGGGTGTCTCAAAATTATCATTGTGTTATTTGCAAAAACCCAGAAGTTCAAGTTTGTCATATTAGAAATCTACCATTTGGCAATGTAGGCTTGGCAGTTAAGAATGATGCCTTTGTAACCCCTATGTGCCAGAATCATCATTTGGAACAGCATAGAATGAATGAAAGAAAGTTCTGGCAAAATTATAAAATAAACCCTATATATATTTCCTATAAATTGGCTTGTAGAAGTCCATGCAAAAAGATACAAAAGTTAATAACAAAAGGATACTATGACGAATACATATCAAGATATTTTGGAGATAACAAAGAAAGTTCTTTGCAATCCGAAACTATATAACAAAGTTAATTTCTATAAAGTTCCATTTAATAAAATTGGCGTAACTGTAATTAGAAATATAACAAAGGATTCTTATGCTAAAATAGGAAAGCATTTTAATAAAAGCTGGTTTAGTTGTTATGCAGCAGTAGAGAACTGCTCTAAAAATGGATTAAAGGCTTTTACAGAAGAAGTTATTTCATTAGTTAAAAAAGAAATAAAATGAAAGTTCTAGTTGCTTGTGAATATTCTGGCATTGTAAGAGACGCCTTTAGCAAACTTGGACATGAGGCTTGGAGTTGCGATATTTTGCCAACTGAATCAGAAGGAAATCATATTCAAGATGATGTATTAAAACATTTAGACAAAGGTTGGGATTTAATGATAGCACACCCACCTTGCACATATTTATCTAATGCTGGTATTAGATGGTTTAATGAAGAAAAATATGGAGAAAAAGCAAAGCTAAGAAAGCAATTAAGATTAGAAGCATTAGAATTTGTTAAAAAATTGTATTATTCTAATATCCCTAAAATTTGTATTGAAAATCCAGTAGGCTATTTAAATTACAATTTTAAAAAACCAGACCAAATTGTCCAACCTTATTTTTTTGGAGATGAAGAATCTAAAAGAACTTGTTTTTGGTATAAGAATTTAAAGCCTTTAAAACATACTAAAATTGTTGAGCCTAAGATTTATGGTTATTATAAAACTGGAAAAAAAATTGGTAAACCAATATACTTCCATGAGTATAATTCAGGAAAAGATAGAGCTAAAATTCGCTCAAAATTTTGGAAAGGAATAGCAGAAGCAATGGCAAATCAATGGGGTAAAAATGACTGATGGTTGGATAGCATTACACCGGAAGATATATAACTCTAGCGATTTTAATAATCAGTTAGAGGTAGCTGTATTTTTATATTTGGTTGCTATGGCTTCGCATAAGCCTACTCAGGTTGTTTATCGCAGAAAAAGAATTAATTTAAAAAGAGGCGAAGTTTCAATAGCTTACAAAGATTTGGCTAAAAAATTTGACATTTCTGAGAGGAAGATAAGAACCATTATTAAGAACTTGGTTAAGAGCGGAAATGTGAATCAAACTTTGACATCTAATTTAAGCGTATTTAGCATTGTAAAATATAGCAAATATCAAGATGTACCTGTGAAAGCGGAGCAAACTTTGACAGACAGAACAACAACTATTATATATAATACTAATAGTAGTAAATCTGTTAATAGTAGTTCAATGAATAATAATAAAAAACCTACTATTCCTATCCTGCCAAGCCTTAATAAAAAGATTTTAGTTAAGAAAGAACTTAACGAATGGGAACTTATGCGCCAAAAACTTGACGCAGAAGATTATCAAAAATGGGTATTGTCTAGGCTAAACTCTTGATTTTATTAACTATTTAGTTCTTTAAAAATTATATATTTACATAACTAATAAATATCTTTATTCGGAGTTCTAAACAACTAGGAGAAATAGTTATGGATAAAACAATAGAAAAAACTCTAAAGCAATTAGAAAAAATAGAAGATATGATTGCTAAACTTAGAGACCAACTAGAGTCTGCGATTGACGACTATTCTGAAGATGAATCTTATGATGATTCTGATGAGGATTCGTTTGATGACGAAGACTTTGATTCTGACGAAGAATAATCAAATTAGATAAGCTGCAAAGCTGGAAGGTTATCAACCTTTAAAAATGAACTCAAAAATACTTAGTATAAAACTATGGGACTACTCTATTGTCTGTGCATTTTTATCATTTGTTTTTGTGGTTGGCACATTCTTTCCGAATGATTATACAAAAAACATCATTAGACAAAAAACATTAGACGAAATAAAAAAAATAGGTTTCTTTGAACCTAAAATAGAAACTATGTCTAGCGAAAGGTTTATTGAAAGCATGAAGAAATGTATTGCTTTTCATAACCTAGACATAAGGAAGGAAGAACAAATACCAACGTCATTAATCATAGCGCAGGCAATTGTAGAATCTAATTTTGGAACATCAAGATTTGCAACTGAAGGAAATAACTTATTTGGAATTAGAGTTTGGTCTAAGAACGGAATCCTGCCACTTAAACAAGACCCATCTATCAACTGGCGAGTTAAAACATTTAAGACTAAATGCCAATCAGTTAAATTTTACATTAACCTATTAAATACTAATCATCATTACCAAGAATTTAGAATTGTAAGAAATAGAATAAAAGACCCAATGAAATTAGCTGATACATTAGACAATTTTTCCACTAGCAAAGAATATTCAAATCATGTTAAACAGATACTAATTAAATACAAAGGCAAAATATAATGGCTAATGAAACAACTTCTAGTTCTTTAAGCGTTTTGATAACAAACAAAAAATCAAAAGGTACTTACAGAGTTTACAAACCAAAAAAAATGGCTAAAAAGAAAAAATGAAAAAACCTATTTGGGAAAGAAAAAGACCAGTTAAACTTGGAAAGCCAAAACCATTTAATACAAAAACTAAAGCCTACAAGGCTGCAAGGCGTTCAGCAGGACAAAAGTTTGGCAAGAAAAACAGTTTTGTTAAAAATCTTTACATAGCAAAAAAACTTAAAAGAAAATGAACCTAGATAAAATAACCTTTGGAAGCAGGATTATTAATCTAAACCTAATAGACAAAGAACAAGCATCTAAGAAAAAGATTTTTGGCGAATTTGACTCAGATAATAACACCCTTACCTTAGACAAATCTTTAGACAGTATTCAGTTAGCTAATACTATTGTCCACGAACTGTGCCATTTAATCCATGACGAATATAAAATAGATTTATCAGCAAAAGCTGAAGAACTAGTATGTAATTCAACAGCTAATGGTCTTTGCCATATTCTTTATCAAAATCAAGATTTACTAGACTTTCTTTACAAATCGTTAAAAAAAGACTAAAGAACATTTAACGAACATAGTCGGTTAATATGGAACTTATAAAAAAGAAGGTATCTGAACTCATTCCCTACATAAACAATAGTAGGACGCATAGCGAAGAACAAATTACACAGCTTGTTTCAAGCATTAAAGAATTCGGCTTTACAAACCCAATACTCTTAGCACCTGACAATTCAATTATTGCCGGACATGGCAGATTACAAGCAGTTAAAAGATTAGGACACGAAGAAGTGCCTTGTATTATAATTTCTGGGCTATCAAAAACACAAATCAAAGCACTCATCATAGCTGATAACCAATTAGCACTTAATGCAGGTTGGGATTTAGAAAAGTTATCAGTAGAGATTGAAGGTCTTAAAGATGAAGATTTTAATATAGATATATTAGGATTTAATGATGATTTTATAAAAGATTTATTATTTAAAGAAAATCAAGGTTTAACCGATGAAGATGATGTACCTGAAACTTCTGAGCAATCAATAACTAAATTAGGAGATATTTGGAAATTAGGAAACCATAAACTAATATGTGGAGACAGTACATTATTAAACAATTATGAAAAATTATTTAATGATAAAAAAGCAGATTTATTAATGACAGACCCACCATACAATGTTGATTATGAAGGAAAAACTAAAGAAAAATTAAAGATAAAAAACGATTCA